GACATCCGTAGTCTGCGGTATTTAGTAATCATCTTTCATCCCAAGGTGTTCTGCTGTCAATTTCATAGTTAGCTCTGTCAATTGCATAACCTTCCATGACTTCTACTGTGTGATTCCAGACCCATCTTCCTAGAGCCTCAAAGTCTCTGTTCTCTAGCAACTCTTGGAGTCTTTCGCCTTGTTCTTTGCTGGTCTGCTCCATAGCTTCTAAAAAGTTATTAACCTTGTTAGGGCTATATTCATCAGACATAAATTCATCAACTAGTTCTTCAAAAGTCATCATCTTCTCCTTAAACATTAAGAAACCTGTAACATCTTATCTACTAAATAAAAGTCTCCAGTAATTGTGCTAAATGGAGTTGCTCTGTCATTATCATAGCCTTCAAACTTTCTACCTGATTTTAATAAGCCACCATTGTGTTCATATCCTAGTGCATCAGATATTTCAAAGTAACAGTCATATGTTACAGAGCCAACTAACTCACCAAACTTATTAAACAATGGTGTATGTTTAGAAAAATAATAACTTGGTTCTTTGATAAAGCCACCATGAGCCAAGACTTGAATTGCTTCTTTTAATTTATATGTTTTCATCATCTTCTCCTTAACCTAAGAAACCAAAAGCCCAAAACATTACAGGCAACATAAAACAAACACCTAAAAACAAACCTTTAAGAATATCAACCATGATTAACCCTTGTTATTTTGTGAGATGTTAAAAAATCTAAAGTTGTTGCCCATTGCATCATTAGCAATTGCTTTAACTTTGTAGTAGCAAGCATAGGCTGGGTTTTTTGTAGATAGTTCTGCATGAAAAGCATTGGCTTGTTCTTCTGAGTCAAACCACTTGTAAACATTCCAATTTTCAAAGGTGTATTGTTGAACAGCGTAGATTTTTTGCATTTTGATTCTCCTAAACAATTAAACAAATAAACTTCAGTAATAGAGATAATGGACTAGTTAGCTTACAATTTGCTTACATCAACAACTTTTTTTATAGGTAATTTCCCTAATATGTCAAAATATGCTCGCAGGGTGGACATCAATCAGAAAGCCATAGTTGAACATCTAAGAGCTATGGGAATGTCAGTATTCCATCTGCATGAAGTTGGCAAAGGCTGTCCAGACCTATTGGCTGGCATGAATGGTCAGACTTACCTTATAGAAGTCAAGAAAGATTCTAAGGCTTCATTCACTCCGCAGCAGATAGAGTTCCAAGGAAACTGGAAAGGCTCTCCAGTAATTCGTATAAATTCAGTAGAAGAAGCTATTGCATTTGTAAAAAATATGGTTTAATGTAGCAGGAAGGCTAGGGCAAATTACCCGAAAAGTCGATTAGTCACCGACCTGCCAACCTTTTTTAATGTGACTACCTTTGACTAGGGAAAATATGAATTACTATCCGTTCCATATAGGAGATTACATCTCCCACACAAGTCATCTTACTGATGCAGAAGATTTAGCATACAGAAGAATGATTGACTTGTATTATCAATCCGAACAACCTTTTACAGATGTGGAATTTGTAGCTCGCAGAGTTAAATCCACACCTGAAATCGTCTCTGTTCTCTTGTCTGATTTCTTTGTGAAAACAGAAGATGGATGGAGAAATAAGCGAGCTGATGAGGAAATTGAGAAGTATCATGCCAAGGCAGAATCAGCAAGAAATGCAAATAAAGCTAAATTGGAGAAGAAATCAGCTCTGAAATCAGAACTGAAATCAGAACCGAAACAGGATGCAACCAATAACCAAGAACCAATAACCAATAACCATAGTATAGAAGTCGCTAAAGCTCCCAAAGCTAAAAGATTGTCTTTAGAAGAATTGCCTAAAGAATGGGAAGATTTCTGCAAAAAAGAAAGACCAGACTTAAAACCACAATATATCTGGAATCAATTTAGAGATTATTGGATAGCTCAAGGCGGTCAAAAAGGAGCAAAATTAGATTGGTTTGCTACTTGGAGAAACTGGGTTAGAAACCAAAAATCACAAGCCATAGGAACAGTTGATAAGCCTACTATTCAATGGCATCAGACATTGGGTGGTGTAATGGCTAAAGGCAAGGAGTTAGGCATTGAACCAAGAGCAGGAGAAACAGAAGGTCAATACAGGCAAAGACTTATGTCAGCAGGAGCTTGAGCAATATCGACATGAGTGTGAGCTTAGATTTATTGCAAGGATGAATTTGTCAGAAAGAAGGAAGTATCTTGCTTTAGTGTTAGATAAGCGAGGTGTAGAACAACTTGAACGATTAAAGGAAGGTTTAATAGAATTATGGAAAAGCAAGAAATAAACCAAAGCATGAGGTCTATTGACCCACAAGAGGCAGTAGACTTTATTCTTAAAAATGCTGGTAAGTATGCAGAAGCACACAGCCAGAGGGTATACCTAGAAAATATGACTAAGGTTATTCGTTCAAAGCTCATGCAAGACTGCAAGAATGAGCCTGTTAGCAGAGCAGAGGCTTATGCTTTAGCGCATCCTGACTATCAGGTAAATATCGAAGGTATCAAGGCTGCAATGTTTGAAGAAGATAGATTGCGCTGGTTCTTAGAAGCTGCAAAGTTAAGAGCTGAAATCTGGAGAACTACAGAAGCATCTAGCAGGTCACAAGATAGGGCTACTAGATGAGTGCTTTAGATAAGCAAGTATCTGGCAGTCATTACAAAGAGCTTGTAATACAGCCAATACAGTTCATTCATGCAAACAGTATTCCTTTTATGGAAGCCAATGTCATTAAGTATATTTGCAGACATAAGTCTAAGAATGGACTAGCAGACTTAGAGAAAGCCAAGCACTACATTGAGTTGCTTATGGAGCTTGAATATGATGCGAAACCCTGATGCAAAGCATCTAAACTTCTCAGAACTACAAGGGCTTATTCCTGATAATCCTAAGTGGCTACCATCAAACATAGATATGCTTGCAGAACGAAAAGGCAAGTTCTTACTATGCGAATGGAAAAGACCTAATGAAGAATTTGGTGGTGGTCAAAAGCTATTACTCAAGGCTTTATCAAGGCAACCAGACTTTACTGTTCTAATTGTTCAAGGAAACACAGATAACGGAATGGTCGTAGAGAAGTTCTGGGAATTAAAATTTGATTTGCTAAGACATAGAGGAAGCTCTACACTTGAGTTCAAGCTATTTGTAAAGCGTTGGTACGAAGATATTCCTTCTAAACCAATAGACGATTAAAGTATACATGACTACTAAAGCAGAAAAAGAACATTTTAGAAAGGTGGCTGAACTTGGATGCTCACTATGCCGTGTCCTTGGAAATGAAGGAACAGTCCCTGAATTGCATCATATTCGACGAGCAGGGATTAGAAGTAAATCGCCAGTCATTCCACTTTGTCCATACCATCACAGAGGTAATGGCGGAATACATGGAATGGGTAGAAAAGCATTTGAAAAGAAGTATGGATTGACCGAAGAAGATTTATTGTCATATACTTTGGAACTATTATGACAAATGATGAAGCTCTATGGAACTGGTCTTATTATCTAACCTATTGGCTAGATGACCCAGCTCCAACTCCACCTACTACTTGTCGGTCTTTTGAAAAGAACCATGTGCCAGACTTAGGCAATGTCATGGATGAAGAAGATGACAAAGGTATGCCAAGCATAGATTGGAAACTAGGCGAGTTATACGAATCTTGCATGAAAGAGCTACCAGAGCATCATAGGAGAGCTTTAAAGGCATACTATGTATCATTCCCATATCAAAGCAATTACAATATTGCTAATCATCTAAGAATAAATGTAAAGAAGCTAGAGAATGACTTACAAGAAGCAAGAGCCAGAATTAACAAAGAAGTCAATCGGAAAATATCAAGAGACAAGGCTTTGTGATAATTGCAGAACAAAGAAGCCTAAGCACACAGGATTTATGCAAAAGTTCAATAATGGGCTAAATCAGCGTTGGTTATGTATGGACTGTAAAGAAAAGATTGAATAGCTTCTATAGTTAAATGGTATAACACTTGACTTGTAATCATGGATTGGCAGTTCGATTCTGTCTAGAAGCACCAAAAAAATAGTTGTTGCATTTCTAAAAATGTAGTAAGATTGCCTTGGGTAATCTCGTCTTGAGATTGCTCAATCCCCACAGAGAGTGATTTTAGCCCTAGCAATAGGGCATTTTTTTTGGAATTTATATGGACAAAGCAACTATCATGGTCGGACTGCTAGGTGAAAACCCTAAGATGGCAGAAGGAAAAGAAGGCGGACTTCTAGAGAGTGATGTATCTGCTTGTCCATTGGCTACTCAAGACAAAGTAGTAAATGCTGGCAACAAGCGTAAGGCTGTTGTTGTAGCAAACTACACAGATAAACCTGTCGCTAAATGTATGGATTGCGAATATTTCTGCACAGCCAAGGACTTGCCTACTTGTGGCATTGAAAAAGACATGGGTTTCTGTGAAAAATTTGAGTTCATGTGTGCTAAAACTAACGGATGTGACGAATTTGAAGTAGCTACTGAGGAAGAAGAATATGAAAATGAGCAAGAGTCAGAAGAAGATTAAGTCTGTAATGGGCGAATATAAAGAAGGCACATTGCACTCTGGTAAAGGTGGCAAAGTGGTAACTAACCCTAAGCAAGCGATTGCGATTGCGATTAGCGAAGCTGCTAAAAAAGCTCGTTACAAGAAATGAAAATCAGAGAAGCAGCAAAGCTCTTTGAACGCATTGGTGTAGATGGCTATAACAAGCCAAAAAAGACACCAAGCCATCCTACTAAAAGCCATGTAGTCGTGGCTAAGGAAGGTGACCAAGTAAAGACAATTCGCTTTGGTCAGCAAGGAGTATCAGGCTCACCAGCTAAGAAAGGCGAGTCAGAGGCTGATAAAGCTCGTAGAAAGTCATTTAAAGCTCGTCATGCAAGCAACATAGCTAAAGGCAAGATGAGTGCAGCATACTGGGCAGACAAGGTTAAATGGTGATTTATGGGACTGTTAGACTTAATTAGCCAAATAGGTATAGCTCCATATGGATTTAGATATATTGATAGTCCATCAGAAATTGCAATGCCAAAAGGTAAAGGTTATTTTGGTGGATTATTAGCAAAAGACAATAATCTATCTACAGAAATATCAGCAACTACAGATATTGGGTCTTTCCCATTGTTAGTTCCTACTTTAACAAAAAATGAAGTAGAGCTTTTGCTTAAAGAACAAGAGCCAACAGAAGAAATATTAAAAAAAGCAGAGGATTTTGCAAAACAAAGAATTTCTATGGGGTTAGACCCATTTGCAAGTCCGTTTGAACTTCGTATGCCAATTAGTTTATTAGATTAAATGGTAATAGTAGAAATCAAGAACCTTCCTAAAAAATGGGATGGTTTTGACGAAAAGTTTTATTTTTTAAAAGATTTATATGCAGAACTATTAAATCTTTCAGATAGACTAGATGCTGACAGAATACAGTTTGTTGGCGAAATACAAACATTACATTAGGAGAGGAAATGGCTGGATTGCTAGGCGGTGTATTACCTGCCATTTATTCTGGAGCAGACCAATTAAAGAGACAAGTCTATGGATTATTAACAAATCCTATGGAAATGGCTGAAAGAGCAGGTCAAAACCTATTGCAGTCTCATAATGAAAGACAGGCTTTAATGAGACAAGCTCATGGAGACCCTACAAATCCGCTAAAAATTACAGACAAAGATGCTTTTAATGCTTTGACATCACAAGTTATGGCAGGTGAGTTAGGCTTTGCTCCTATGGGTATTACTGCTTGGCATGGAACTCCACACAACATCTCAGGTAAGTTTGATGTTTCTAAAATAGGTACTGGAGAAGGTAATCAGTCTTTTGGTTATGGAATGTATTTTGCTGAAAACCCAAATGTAGCATTATCCTACACAGGAAAAGAAGGCGTTAAACCTACATCTGTAATATATCAAGGAAAATCATATCCTTATGAATCAGATGTTGCAAAATTATTAGTTGATGTTAATAAATTTGGTAAAGAAGAAGCAAAAAAACTATACCCTACTCAAACTAAATTTATTGATGAAGTAAAGCCTATGGAAATAGGTTTTCAATCTGGTAATTTATACAAAGTAGACATTCCTGATAATGATATTCCAACAATGATGAATTGGGATAAACCACTAGGTGAACAATCTGATTTTGTTAAAAAAGCTATTAATAATTTAAAGAAGCAAGTTACTCCTGAGATGAAAGATGAGTTAGGTGGTGACTTAAACTTATTATTTGGTAAAGATATAACTCCTGCACAATTCTTAAATACTTGGGAAATTATCCACCCTACAGGTGGAACAGGTATTGGAGAAAAATTATTAAATGAGCAAGGTGTTAAAGGTATTCGATATTTTGACAATACAAGTAGAGATGCAGGTAAAGGCACTTCTAACTTTGTAATCTTTGACCCTTCTAATGTAAAGATACTAGAAAGAAACAATCAACCAATTGAAAGTTTGCTAGGAAACTAAAACTGTTGTATATTTGCAACATCATCAACCAACACCCTATTGGATTGGAATGGAAAACAGTAGCGAAAACAACAACTTGCCTATTGAAACAAAATCTGTAGGTGCGCCTAAAGGCAATGACAATGCTAAGAAAGGCAGACTGTTCTTTGACCAATTAAGGAAAGAGCTAGTTCAAGAAGATGCTCTTAGACTAAGAAAGATTGCTAAGAAGCTAGTAGAAGCAGCAGAGGATGGAGAACCTTGGGCTGTAAAAGAAATCATGGATAGAGTAGATGGTAAAGCTATTCAAGTTACAGAAATGTCTGGCTTGGATGGTGGAGCAATAGAGACAGTAACTTCTATCAATATCAACTTAAAGAAGCCTGAATGAGTGAACTCAATCTAGAGTTACCAGAGAAGATGAGCTTCTTGTTTGAGCCACACAGATATAAAGTGGCTTATGGTGGTCGAGGCTCAGGAAAGTCATGGGGAGCTGCTATAGCTTTATTAGCTTTAGGCGCACAAAACCCATTAAGAATATTATGCGCACGAGAGTTTCAGAACTCTATTAGCGACTCGGTTCATGCCTTGTTAGCAGACCAGATTAGAAAGCTCAATCTAGAGTCATTCTATGAGGTTCAGAACACAGCAATTTATGGCAAGAATGGCACAGAGTTCTTGTTTGCAGGTTTAAAGCACAATGTCACAAAGATTAAGTCTTTTGAAGGTGTAGACATTTGCTGGGTAGAAGAAGCACAGACTACTTCTAAGTCTAGCTGGGATGTATTGATTCCTACTATCCGTAAAGAAGGCTCAGAGATATGGATTACATTCAACCCTGAGCTTGATACAGATGAGACTTACAAGCGGTTTGTAGTAGTGCCACCAAGCAATGCAAAAGTAGTCAAAGTAAACTGGTCTGATAATCCTTGGTTTCCTAAAGTCCTAAGAGACGAGATGGAAGATTTAAAGTCTAGGGATATGGATGCTTACCTGAATGTTTGGGAAGGCAATACAAGACAAGTTCTAGATGGCGCTGTATATGCTAATGAGCTAAGAAAGGCTCAAGAAGATAGCAGAATTAAAGATATATTTGTAGACAAGTCTATTCCTGTAAGCACCTTCTGGGACTTAGGATGGGCTGATATGACATCTATTTGGTTTGTTCAGACAATCTCAGGTGGAGAGGTTAGAGTAATTGACTTCTACCAAGACTGTCAGAAACCAATTGACCATTATGTTCAACTCCTTCAGAATAAGGGTTATACATACAGAGACCATTGGCTTCCGCATGATGCAGAACACAAGAATATGACAGGTCGTAGCACTAAAGAGATTATTGAAGGCATGGGATTACCAGTTAGGATTACTCCTAAACTGTCCATTGCTGATGGTATTAACGCAGCTAGAATGTTGATGAATCGCTGTTACTTTGACCAAAACAGATGTGCAGAAGGCTTACAAGCATTAAGACATTACAGATATGCTGTAGACCCTGACACTAAGATGTTTAGCGATAAACCTTTGCATGACCAACATTCTCATGCTGCTGATGCTTGGAGATATGTTGCAGTAGGGCTAGATGAGAAGCCTAACGATTGGAACAAATCAATTAAGATTAACACGAAATGGATAGTCTGATGGACAACAATACCCTTAAAGGAATACTAGAAGCCGAGATTGATAATGCTCTTGGCTTTATTGAGACAGAAACGACTGATGCTCGTAGAAAGGCTTTGCAATACTACAATCGTGAGCCATACGGAAACGAAGTAGAAGGTCGTAGCTCTATCGTTACTGGTGAAGTAGCAGAAGTAGTTGATGGTGCATTGCCACAATTACTAAGGGTTTTCACTCAGTCAGACGAGATGGTTCGCTTTGAGCCTAAAGGTGCTGGTGACGAGGAAAAGGCTAAACAAGCTACTGAGTATGTAAACTGGGTTCTAAACCACGATAACCAAGGTGTAATTCTGTTCCATAACTGGTTCAAAGATGCTTTGTTGCAGAAGAATGGTATCGTTAAAGTCTACTGGGATGAGCAGACAGATGTAACAAAAGAGCAGTATGAAGGCTTGAACGAAGAAGAACTAACAATGCTTTTGGCTGACCCAGAGGTAGAAGTAGTTAGTCAGGACATGGAAGAAGTAGCTCCTGCTGGTGTAGACCAGATGGGTATGCCAACTCCACCTGTATATTCATACAGTATCAAGCTAAAGCGTACTAAAAAGAATGGCAAGGTAATTGTTGAGAATGTCCCACCAGAGGAGTTCTTAATATCTAAGAAAGCTCGCACTATTGCTGATGCTCCATTCGTAGCTCACAGAAAACTAACAACTCGTAGCGAATTAGTAGCTATGGGCTTTGACAAGGCTACTGTAGATGAGTTGCCTTCTTATTCAGACTTAACATATTCTGAGGAAAGAGTAGCTCGATTTGACAGAGGCGAGATGCCAGATGAGCAAGCAAGCCTAGACAAAGCTATGCAAGATGTAGAAGTCATGGAGTGCTACCTTAAAGTAGATATGGATGAGGATGGCATTGCTGAGTTGCGTAAGATTGTTTATGCAGGTCAAAACATCCTAGACAACACAGAAGTAGACTTTGTTCCTTTTGCTTCAATTTGCCCTATTCCTATGCCACATAAGTTCTTTGGTCATAGCTTGGCAGACAGAGCAACAGACTTGCAATTGATTAAATCGACAGTAACTCGTCAGATTCTAGACAACCTTTACCTTACAAATAACTCTCGTATGGGTGTTGTTGAGGGTCAAGTAAACCTAGATGATATGCTGACAGTTACAGCAGGTGGTGTGGTTCGTATTAAGAATCCTAATGCAATCGTTCCATTATCAGTTCCACCAACAGCATCACAGTCTTTCCCAATGTTGCAGTATCTAGACCAAGTTCAATCTAAGAGAACAGGTGTCAATGATGCTCAACAAGGCTTAGACCCTAACATTCTGCAAAACACTACTGCTACTGCTGTAGCTGCTATGCAGTCTGCTGCTGCTGGCAAGATTGAGATGATTGCTCGTGTATTCGCAGAAACAGGTGTAAAAGACCTATTTGAGAAGATTCTTCAGCTTCTATGCAAGTATCAAGACAAGGCTCGTATCATTCGCCTAAGAGGTAAGTATGTTTCTATTGACCCAAGAGAATGGGTAAATGGCTTTGACATCTCTATCAATGTAGGTCTTGGCACAGGCAACAAGCAAGAACAAATGGCTATGGTAGCTATGGTTCTACAGAAACAAGAGCAAATCTTGGGAACTCAAGGCTTTAACAACCCATTGGTAACATTGACTCAGTATCGTGAGACTCTAGGTCGCTTCATTGAAGCTGCTGGATACAAAGACTCAAGCGAGTTCTTCAAAGAGATTCCACCTGAGTTAGAGCAACAGATTGCAAATCCACAGCCACAGCAAGCACCTGTAGACCCAGCAGTTCAGGCTTATATGGCTCAAGCACAGGCTCAGATGCAGATTGACCAAGCCAAAGCTCAACAGCAGATGGCTCTAGACCAACAGAAAGCAGAAGCAGACTTGATGTTGCAACAACAGAAGGCACAGGCAGAAATCCAGTTGAAGCGTGAGAAAGCAATGGCTGACTTAGAGCTAAAGACTGCTGAGTTCCAAGCTGAAGCCCAGTTGAAGGCTATGCAAGTAGGCGCACAATTAACCAATACTCCTAACATTCCTAACCTATGAACAAATCGGAAAGAGCAAGAGTATTACTAAGTGACGAGTTTTTCATGGAACTTGTGGAAAACCAAAAACTGTTGTATAAAAACAACATATTCAATAGTAATGAAGATGATGTTGAATTAAGAGAGAAATCTCTCATCAAATACAGAGCTATTGAAGAACTCTTATCTGGTATCCAAGCTATCGCAGATGATAAGCAGATTCAAGATAAGAAATGGAAGATTTTTTAACTACCATAAAAGGTAATAACAATGAGTGAAAACACCAATCCAAACGGAAGTGTTAGTGTAAACGAAGCAGCTAGTGCATTTTTGTCTTTGATGGACTCACCTACTGAGGAAGCGCAAGCTCAACCAGAGGTAGACCAGCAAGAGCAAGAATCTGAGGAAGTTGAGTATTCAGCAGAATCAGAGGAAGGTTCAGAGGACTACACAGATGAAAATGCAGAAGAAACTGAATACCAAGAAGAAGAAACCCAAGAACCACAGCGATTCAAAGTCAAAGTAGACAATGAGGAGATTGAGGTCACCTTAGAGGAACTTCAACAAGGTTACAGTCGCACAAAAGATTACACAAAGAAAACTCAGGCTTTAGCTGAGACTCGTAAGGCTGTGGAAGCAGAGAAAGCGAGAATCGAAGAAGCCAAGCAGTTGCGAGACACTTATGCTCAAAGACTCCAAGTAATCGAACAGATGCTCAATCAGAATCCTGACAATGAGAATCTAGCCGAGTTAAAAGAGTCAGACCCTATTGGTTATGCCATCAAGGTCGCTGAGAGAGCAGAAAGAGACAAACAATTGCAAGCGGTACAAGCTGAAAAACAGCGAATTGCTCAACAGCAACAAGCTGAACAGCAAGAGTACCTAAAAAATCATTTGGCTCAAGAGGCTACAAAGCTCAAGGAGTGGATTCCTGAGTTTAGGGATGAGGTAAAAGCAGATATAGCTCGCAAAGAGATTAAGGCTTATGCGAAGTCAATCGGTTTCTCAGACCAAGAACTTGCTAATGTATATGATGCAAGAGCAGTTCAAACCCTCTACAAAGCCATGCAGTACGAGAAGTTGATGAAGGGCAAGACTGTAGCAACTAAGAAGGTTACAGAAGCTCCTAAGACTTTAAAAGCTGGTGCATCTCAACCACAGGGAACATCAGAACAAGAAGCAATTAAAAAGCAGTTCCAGAAGCTGAAGCAATCAGGCAAGAAGCAGGATGCTGCAAAACTATTTGAAAAATTCATTTAAAGGAAAAGAAAATGGCAACATATACAAAATATGACGCAGTTGGTCAGCGTGAAGATTTATCAGATGTAATCTACAACATCAGCCCAACAGATACACCAATCATGTCATCTATTGGCAAGACTAAAGCTACTGCTGTAAACCACGAGTGGCAAACTGACAGCTTGGCTGCTGCTACAACAGCTAACGCATTAGTTGAAGGTGCTGACGCTACTTCTGCTACATTGTCTCCAACAACTCGCTATGGCAACTTGACACAAATCGTTGGTAAGACTGTTCAAGTTTCTGGCACATTGGATGCTGTGGACAAAGCTGGTCGCAAGTCAGAAAAGGCTTATCAATTGGCTAAAGGCTCTGCTGAAATCAAGCGTGACATTGAAACAATCATTACAGCTAACCAAGCTAAAGTTGCTGGTGATGGTTCTTCAACAGCTCGCAAGATGTCATCATTGTTGTCTTTCATCAAGACAAACACATCAGTAGGTGCTGGTACAACTACTGCTGGTGCTGACCCTACAACTATCGGTGTTTCAGCTCGTGTTGATGCTGATACAACTCGTACTTTCACAGAAACAATGTTGAAAGAAGTTGTTCGTGAAGTATTCAGCTCAGGTGGTACACCTTCAGTATTGTTCGTATCTCCAGCATTGAAGCAGACTGTTTCTAGCTTCACAGGTTTGGCAGCTCAACGCTACCAAGTTCCTACAAGCGGTCAAGCTACAATTTTGGCTGGTGCTGACATCTACCAATCTGACTTTGGTCAAATCAGCATTGTTCCAAACCGCTTCATGCGTACTCGTGATGCTTTGTTGTTAGACCCAGAATACGCAGCTTTGGCTTACTTGCGTCCATTCCAAACTAACGACTTGGCAAAAGCTGGTGACAGCGAGAAAACACAAATCTTGGCTGAATTGACTCTTGAAGTTAAGAACGAAGCAGCTCATGGTGGTGTATTCGACTTGAACGCAGCATAATTGACTATTCTTGAATAGTTGGTAGAATTGGGGGTGGAGAAATCCATCCCCATTTTCTAGGAGAGCAACTTGTCTAAATTAGGCAAACTCAAACAAAATCAGAATGTTTACGCAGATGGTGAAGGCGGTATTATTATTGAGACTAAGGTCGATTTAAGCCAAATCATTGAGATAAACAAACAAAAATTTAATGAACGAAGCGAAAAGACTAATTGGGGTTCTGATGTATTAGACCCTCGAAATCATATCGCTACTATCCCTGACATCATCATTGATGAATTGAACAAAAAAGGTGTAATGCGTGGCTATGCAGTCATAGACAAGGAAGCCTTTAGACGATTCTTAAATGACCCAGATAATAAAGTCTGGAGAACAAGGGGTGGCAATGTATAAAGTAGGAATCTGTATCCCTGCAAGGGGAACAATGGAAGTAGGAACTGCCTTTGATTTGGCAGCTTTGGTGAACTATACAAACAAGCATAGCAAGATAGAGATAAATCTTTACACTTCTATGGGAACTTTGATATTTGACCAAAGAAACAATATGGTTCAATCAGCGTTAGACGATAACTGCACACATATTCTGTTTATTGATGCAGATATGAGGTTTCCTAAGAACTCTCTAATGAAGCTGATAAACCATAATAAGGCGATTGTAGGTGTTAATGCTACTACTCGTAGTGAGCCAGTAAAGCCTACAGCAAAGACATTAGAGGTATTTGATGACCATGTAGTATGGCATCCAGTATTCTCAAAAGGTAAGACAGGCATTGAGATTGTTGATGGCATAGGCTGTGGAGTCATGCTAATTGATGCTTCTGTATTTAAAGAATTAGAGAAACCTTGGTTTTACTTTGAGCAATTGCCGCAAGGTAAGATTCTAGGCGAGGACATCTACTTCTGTATTAAGGCTTCAGATATTGGCTTTAAGACTTATGTAGACCACGATTTATCACAAGAAATTAAGCATATTGGTTCGTATCAATATGGATGGCATAACATAGAAATGGATTAGACATGGCTTTTACCAACTACTCGGCTTTAAAGACCACAGTAGCTAATTACCTAGGTCGGACAGATTTAACTACTCAGATTCCTGACTTCATTACATTGGCTGAAACTCGTCTAGCAAGAGAGTTGCGTACAAGACAGATGCTAAAGTCAGCGACATCTTCAATGACTAGCGGTGATGCTAAAGTGGCATTACCTACAGACTTTCTTGAAGTAAGAGATTTATATATCCGAGGAAACCCAAGGATGCCTGTTACTTATCTAGCTCCTAGTGCCTTCACAAGAGATGCTAGGGCAGATGAGTCTGGCTTACCTGTTTACTACACAGTATTGGCTTCAGAGTTCTTATTTGCGCCTATTCCAGATGGCACAAAGACACTAGAGATTCTTTACTATGCAAAACCTGCTGTATTGTCAGATAGCAATACAAGCAATGTATTCTTGGCTAATTACCCTGATGCTCTACTTTATGGCGCATTATTAGAAGCAGAACCTTATCTCATCAATGATGCTAGGGTTCAGTTATGGGTAAGTTTGTACGATAGAGCTATTAACTCTATTTCTAGCGCAGATGAAGGCTCAGAATATAGCGGTGTCCCATTACAAATGAAAGTTACTTCAAGATAAGGAAATATCATGGCTGAAATGTCAAACTACTTGGAAAATGCAGTTATCAATGCAGTTCTCCGTAATACAAGCTACACAAGCCCTACAACAGTTTATGTAGGTCTTTTTACATCTGACCCTACTGATGCTGGTTCAGGCACAGAGGTTTCAGGTGGTTCTTATGCTCGTACTGCTGTTACTTTTGGTTCACCTTCTAATGGTGTATCAACAAACAGCGCTGCGGTAGAGTTCCCACAAGCTACAGATAGCTGGGGTACTGTTACACACATTGGTATCCATGATGCTTCTAGCTCAGGCAACTTGCTATTCCATACTGCTTTAGATACTTCTAAGGCAATTGCTACAGGAGACATCTTCAAGATTGCTTCTGGTAACTTGAGTGTTACATTGGCATAATGCCACTAACTCTTGAGCAGTTAGACCAGTTTGGAAGCCTAGATGATTTAGAATATTCTCTAGACCTAGACTGGTATGATGACCGAGTATCTGGCACTTGGACTTTAGAAGCCCTTGATGCCATTGGTTCTATCGACAGCCTGAACCTGTCTTTAGATAGCGAGCTATGGAATGGCTCTGTAACTGTTTATTTTGTAAATCCTGCAAGTGTTTCTTCTAGTGCAACAGTTTCAGCCAATGCGTTAAGAGAAAGATTTGCAACTGGCTCAGTTAGCTCTGAGGCTAATGTATCTGCAAGCCCTACAAGAATTATGTTCTTTAGTGGCTCAATTACTGGTAATGCTCAGACAGAAGCCAATGCTTATGCAGTATATGGTGGCTCAGGCTCGATTACAGGCTCTGCAACAGTATCAAGTAGTGCATTTAGGGTAAGGACTAGTGCTGGCTCAGTAAACTCAACAGCAAGCGTTTTAGCAAGCGCATACAGGATTTACTCAGGAGCAGGTTCTGTAACTGGTTCTGCTACTGTAACAGCCAATGGCGCAAGAGTGTTAAGTGCATCAGGAGCTATTTCAGGTTCAGCAACAGTTTCTGCTGACTCAATTAGGGTAAGAACAGGAAGTGGAGCAGTCAATGGATTATCGACAGTTACAGCATTGGGTGGTGTTGAATACTCAGGCAATGCAGAGATTAGAGGCATTTCGACAGTATCAGTTACAGCAAATGCAGTATTTAGCTCATCAGGCTCAATTAGCAACACAGCTACTATTCGGTGCTTAGGTAATATCCTAGGAGACAATTGGAGCTTAGACACAATAGGTTCAGAGTCTTGGACACCAATAACACCTGAGAATCCTAACTGGAACGATAATTCAGTAGGTAGCGAATCTTGGACAGAAATCACAGCAGGTTCAGAAAACTGGACTGCTTCAACAAGTGGAAATGAACAATGGCAAATCAGCGCATAACTTTTGGTGAGTGGTTACCAGACCAACCATCTGTAACTGGTGCTTTAATGAAGGCAGATAATGTCTACTCTAGAGCTATCGGCTATGGTGGTATTCCGTCTGCTGTGGACTATTCTCAATCTGCTTCAGAGCCATTAAACAATGTGGTAGCTGGTAAAAACCCTGATGGTTCTACAACAGTATTTGCAGGAAGCCAGACAAACCTATACAAATTAGACTCTGCTGATATGTCTTTAGATGATGTATCAGGAGCTACTTATGCTACTCCTGTAGACCAAAGATGGAGATTTACTCAGTTTGGCAACAGAATTATTGCTGCGAATGGATATGACAAGCTACAAGGCTGGTTACTAGGAACTTCTACTGCATGGGCTGATTTGTCTGCTGATGCACCTACAGCTCGTTATGTAACAGTAGTTCGAGACTTTGTAGTATCAGGGCATATTGGCACAGCTTACCCATTCAGAGTTAAATGGTCTGCATTAAATGATGAGACAAGCTGGGCAGATTCAGCGACAACTCAATCAGATTACCAAGAGATTCCTGATGGTGGCTCTATTGTTGGTGTAACAGGTGGTGAATTTGGCTTAATCTTGATGGACAGGTCAATCTATCGCATGACTTATGTCGGTAGCCCACTAGTATTCCAGTTTGACAATATCTCTAGAAACCTAGGCTGTTATGAGGCTAACTCAATTATTCAGTATCAAGGATTAACATTCTTCCTAGCTGATGATGGCTTCTATGCCTGTGATGGTCAAAATGTCGTATCAATTGGTGGCGAAAAGATAGACAGATACTTCTTTACAGATGTAGACGAGGAATATCTATTCAATATGTCTGCTGCTGTAGACCCTATTAAAAACCTTGTGATTTGGGCTTACCCATCTAAAGGTCAGGGTGGAAATGTTAATAAGTTATTGATTTATAACTTCCAAACTAAAAAGTGGTCTAGCGGAACTACTGATGTAGACAGAGTGGCTTCATCTTCTAGCCCATCTACTACTTTAGAGGGTTTGGATGCTATTTCTAGCTCTATTGATGCTTTAGGAACTAGCTTTGACTCTCGTATCTGGTTAGGTGGAAAGTTGTTGTTTGCAGGGGTAAGAAATAGTAAAATTGTGACATTTACAGGCGCTAATTCTACTGCTACAATTCAGACAGGAGAACTGTCTCTAGAAAATCGTAAGTCTGCTGTGACTTTAGTCCAACCTATTGTAGACAATGGCTCATGTGATGTTGCAGTATTTTCAAGAGATTTGCTTACTACCCAAGTTATATTTGGCTCATCAACTTCAGCAGATTCAGAGAATAGAGTGTCAGTAAGAAGCATGGGAAGATACCATAGATTACAGTTTAGTCCAACAGGAGCTAACTGGGATTCTATTATTGGTGCTGATGTTGAAATTGTCCCTATGGGTGGCAGATAATGTTTAGAGTCTTACCGCCTTTCGGTGGAGACCAGCGAGCTGTCGCTGAGATAGTCAATGGCATTATGAATGGCAAGACCAATAATACTGGTTCTGTCACATTAGCTACTAGCGGTGCAACAAGCACGACTATTACAGATGCTCGTATTGGTGTAGATTCAGTTATTTTGTTAGTTCCAACAAGTGCTGTAAGTGCAGCTTATCAGTTTCCTCATGGCTCGTTTCAGGATACAACAACACAGACCATAAGTAGCACAACAACTGCTTACGCAATGACATTTAACACTACAGATTTTGCTGAGTTTGTATCTGTTGCAAGTAACTCTAGAATTACTGTGCAGAAGTCTGGTGTTTATGATTTACAGTTTAGCAGTCAGTTTGTAAATACAGATAGCGCCATCCAAGATATTGATATTTGGATTAGAAAGAATGGTACAGACATTCCTTTATCTAGAGGCTCAATTTCTATACCAAATAGACATGGTTCTGTAGATGGAAGAATCTTGCCATCATGGAACTATTTGCTTCAATTATCAGCAAACGATTATGTTGAGATTATGTGGTCAGCAACAAGCACAACAGTTTCAATGACAACAATCCCAACAGCAACAAGCCCAACAAGACCAGCAGCAGCTTCAGTTATTGCAACAGTAAACCATGTGTCTTGTGATGGATTTACAAGTAACCTTTTTACATTACCTTTTATTAGTTCAGTAACTAACGGAAGCGCAGTAATTTCACATCCTGCTAATACGATTGCAGGTAAAACTTTTGATTATGTAGTCATAGGATAAAATCATGGCAGAAACAGTAACCTCATCAAGCATTGACCCAGCGTTATTGCCTTATTTACAGACAGGCTTAGAAAGAGCAAAAAGCCTATTTCTGACAGGTGAGCAACCTAAATTCTTTGAAGGTCAGACTTATGTTAGCCCATCAGCTCAGACTCAACAGGCTTTAACTCAACAAGAGGCTCTAGCAACTCAGCAAAGTCCTGTATTGCAACAAGCTCAACAAGCCTACCAACAGGCTTTAGGCGGTATTGGCGCTACTGCTGCTGGTTCATTCCTAGGTAGTAACCCTTACCAAGCTCAGATGATGCAAGCTGCAACTCGCCCATTAGAGCAACAGTTCTCTGGTCAAGTATTGCCACAGATTGCTAGTCTTTATTCAAAGGCTGGTCGTTATGGTTCTGGTGCAATGCAAAATGCTTTGACAGGCGCTACAGAGTCTTATGGTCGTGCTTTAGGTGATGTAACTTCTAATATTGCAGGACAACAGTATCAGGCTGAAAGAGGCTTGCAACAACAGGCTCAATTAGGTCAGGCTCAATTGGCAGCAGCAGCTCCTAGCATCTATTCACAACAATATTTGCCTTCTCAGCAATTGGCTCAAGTTGGCGCAGCAAGAGAAGCTATCGCAGCTCAACCATTACAAGAACAGATGGCTCGTTACCAGTTTGGTCAGCAGTTACCATACCAACAGTTATCTGGCTACTTATCAAGCGTTTATGGCTCTCCTATGGGTTCTTATGGCACACAAACTCAAACAATGCCTAGCAATCCTCTAATCAATACTGCTGCTGGTGCTGGTTTAGGTTATTTAGGTGGTCAGGCTCTAGGTTCATTCATAAATAAAACACCATTTAGCTTAACTTCTCCAAGTGGCTATGGTATTGCTGGTGGTTTAGGTGGTGCAGCGTTAGGTGGTTTATTGTTCTAATGCTAATTTCTGACATTATCAGGAAAGATTCTCCAAAGGAAAATCCTGAAGATGTTATCAGGAGCATTAGGCATTATTTAGAAACAAATCAAGGAGTCCTGCTGAGAAGAAACAATACTGTGATATTCGGTTATAAGTTCACAGACAACTCAGCAGGGATGCACCTTTTTACAATTGATAGCCCTATAAAAGTAGTGAAGTCAATTAAGTATTTTGTAAATGAAGCATCTAAGCACAATGTAAAGACTGTATATGGACTTACAGAGAATAAACAGATGTATAAAGTCTTTAAATTGCTTGGATTAAATGTAGAGAAATCAGAGCTTCCGCAATATAATTGGAAGTGGCAGATAAAGGAATAAATATGTCTAGTAGTGGTATTCCAATTGTTGAAGATGTTGCTAAAGTAGGGGGAGCTTTAATAGAAGACCCACTTGGCACTATCGGAAATGTAGTAGAGGGAGCATTAGATGACCCTATAAAAACTGCTGCAATGGTAGCTGCTGCTTATTATGCTCCTACTCTATTGGCTGAAACTGTGGCTGCTGATGCTGCTTTTGTTGCTTCAGATGCAGCTAGTTTGGCTGCTCAAGGATTGTCAGAAGCTCAAATTGCAAGCACACTAACAGCAAGTGGTGTAGATGCTATGGCTGCTGTTGATGCAGCTAGTCTAGCTTCACAAGGGTTAAGCGCATCTCAAATTGCTACTAATTTAGCTCAATATGGTGATTCTGCATTTACATCATATACAGCAGCTCCATCTGCTGAAGGCATCTTATCTAGCCCACAGACAACAGATTATCTAGGAACTCAAGCTCTTGGAGATTCAACTACAGGTGCAGTCGGTAGCACAGCAACACCATCTACAGTAGGACAACTAAGCACTAATGTTTCTAATATTGGTGTTCAAGCTCCTGAGCTATCTAATCTAGGCTCATTGGGCGGTACTTCTGCTATGCAAACTGGAACTGCTGGCTTAACAGCAGAACAATTAGCTCAAGCTACTGCAAATGCTCAAGTAGGCTCAAATGCTACAAGTGGTCTAGGATATTTAGGTGGCGCAGAGTCTTTACCATCAGGAACAGCAGGAATACAAGGTGTAACAGCTCCTACAAGTTTAAGTCTTTCTGATGCACAAAGAGCATTAAAGCTAGGACAATCATTGTTTGGTCAGCAACCACAAACACCTACAGGATTTCCAAAAAGACAGACTCAACCTTATGGAGCAGTAGATTACTCTCCAACATTGTCTCTTTTACAACAAAGAGTATCAACTCCAAATGTATATTCATTACTAGGATAAGAATATGGCACTATTAGACACAAATCCATTAGCTCAGTTATTTGGGCAAGAGCAATACGGACAGATGAAAAATGAGGCGCTTAACATGGGTGCTTTAAATGCTATTGCTCAATTATTAGCTGCTTCTGGCGCACAAGCTAGACCTGTAGGAACTGGTCAAGCAATTGGTCAGGCTCTATTGGGTGGATACCAAGGCTATCAAGGTGCAATGGATAAAAACCTTAATGAAATGCTTAAAGCTACTCAAATTTCTGAAATGCTCAGAAAACAAGAAGAAACAAAGCAATTAAAAAGTCTTTATGCTAGTGCAGCTACTCCTAAATATGAAATTACTAAAGAAGCTGTTATCCCTCAAGGTCAAACATTAAGAGATGACCAAGGTCAATTGACAATGGGAGCAACACCAGAGGAGAAGAAATTAACTGGATATACATACGATATTAACAAGATTGCTCCTGTTCTTGCATCAATGGGAAGATGGGAAGAATTAGCTAATATTGAAAAGGCTCTACCAGTTTTAGGTGGTGGAACAATGAAGATGACTGATGTTCCTAGCCAAGTTAAAGAAGCTGTTAGCGTATTGGGCATTAAAGATGATGGTGGAAGATTAAAGACACCAGATAAATTTACTGATGACGATAGATTAAGAGTTCAAAGATATATTGAAAAGTCTGATATAAATAAAGCTCCTAAAATCAATACTGCTGACCCTACTGCTGTGGCTCAAGCTGCTGCTGGTAATGTCAAAGACTTTAATGCTCAAGTTAAAGACTATAGAGAAGTTGGTCGTAGATATAACGCAATGGTAGGCGCATGGAAAGATAAGGCTAATCCAGCAACAGACTCCACATTGATTTATGGTCTAGCTAAGATTTATGACCCATCTGGAGCTGTTCAACAGGGTGACATTAACACAATTAAGGGTAGCAGAAGTATTCCTCAAAATGTAATTGGTTTCGCTGATAGAGTTGCAAGAGGCGGAACTCTAACAGAAACAGAGAGAAATAACATTATGTCTACTGCTTACAACATGGTTAATAGCTATTCTAAAAATGTTCAAAATGATGTTGATACATATAGGTCTTTTGCTAAGGATTTTGGCGCAGACCCTAATCAAATTAGAAGTCCATTTGAGAATATGGAAAAACCAGACTATTTATACTTTACAATTGCAGGAAAGCAAGTAAAAGCAGATAAAGGTAAGGATGGTGCTTACTATGTCCAAAGAGGCAATCAATACTATAAGGTTAGTGAATAATGGCGCTTACTCTAACTCCAGTTCAAGGCAATCCATTTGAAGGCATGGAAAAACCAAAATCTGAGGCAAAAACAACTGAAGATTTAGGCTTAACAAAGCTACCAGTTCCTACTGCTGAAACAGGGGAAGTTCTTACTGGCGCAAAAATCAAAGGATTAGAAGGCTTTAAGACATTTTTAGGATATATGTCTACTACTGAGCCTAGAGCATTACAAGACATTATTTTAAGGTCTGTAGAAGGCTCTCAAGGTGGTGAAGATGCTCAAGGTAATCCTTATGTAGTTATTGACGGAAAACCTTTTTATACAAATAAACAGGGTTTATCTCCTGTAGATGCCTTTGGATTTATTGGTGACTTATATCAATTTATTCCAGTAGCTAAGTTGGCTAGTTTAGCTAAAGGCATAGGAACAAGATTAGGTCTTGCTGGTTTAACTAGTGGCACTATTTCAGCAACTAAAGAAACTGGCGCACAAATGTTAGGTTCACAGCAAGAATTTGACACATTAAAAGTTGGCTTAGATGCTGCTTTTGGTGCAGGTGGTCAAGTAGTTGGTGATGCTTTGACATCTTACCTTAGAGCTAAAAAACCAGTATTTAATGCTTCTGGTGAAGTTTCTGCTCAATTTAAAGACCAATTAAAATCTGCTGGTATCAATTTTGATGAGTTTGGTGAAAAAGGCAAGCAAGCAATTATTGATGCTTATAAGAACTTGGGTTCTAAGTTTGCTCAAGAAGCTGAAAGAGTTACATCTGTAGCTAGTTCTGCTGATACAGGAAGAATCCCATTGACTTTGGGTCAAGCAACTGGTGATGTAAGACAGATTGCTAGTGAAGAAGCTATGAGAAATGCCTCTAGAGGTAGCTTGGCTGAAAAGATTATGCAAAGATTTGACATTGGTCAAAGAAAAGCTATTGAAGAAGAAGCTGGAATTGTTGGTAAAGCAATTGCTCCAGAAGCTAGAGCTGCAACACAAACTGAAGCTGGTGGCACTATCTATGAAATGATTAGAGGTAAACAACAGCAAATGAAGTCTGGTGTTACAAAGGCTTATGATGCAACAGATTTAAGGGCTTTAAATATTCCTGTTTCTTCTGTTGAAGAAATGCCATTAAGAATTGGCAAGGTTATTCAAGAGAATAATTTAGTATTTGACCCAGAATTAACTCCTTCTGCTGTAAAAGCATTTAATGAGGTTAAAAGTGCTGTTCCTAAGATGCAAGGTGTTAATGTTACTGACATCAATCTTAAATCTTTAGAATCAACAAGAAAGAAGTTGAACTCTTTTTATACTGCTGCTGCTAACGATACAGATAAGGCAGTAATAACAACTATTAGAAATGAATTTGATAATTGGCTAGATGACACAATTACTAAAGGATTAGCTTCTGGAGACCCTGAGCAATTAGCAAAACTTAAAGATGCTAGAGCATCTGCTAGAGATTACTTTAGTAAATTTAAAGTAGACCCTAAATCTCCAGATGTTGATGCTCAAAAAGTTATTGATAAGATTGTTAGCAAAGACTTAACACCAGTAGAAACAATGAACTATCTATTTGGTAGCTCAAAAATTGGTGAAAATCAAACTGCTGTAAGAGTTGCCAAGAAATTTAAAGATATTTTTGGTGAAAACTCAGACCAATTTAACGAGTTTAGACAGGCTGCTTATTTAAGATTGGTTCAAGATAGCCAAGGAAATGTAAAGCCAGCATCTAAGATTGTTAAAGAAGTTGATGAGTTAATCATGGGTAAAGGTTCTTCATTAGCAAATGAAATATTTACCCCTGAACAAGTTAAGTCTTTACGAGATTTTAGAGTGGCATTGTCTAAAACATTGACTCCATCTGCATCTACTAACCCATCTAAAACAGGTTACGAAATTGCAAGAATATTTGAAGATGCAACAAAAGGATTAGGCTTAATGACAATGGCTGGCGGTGATATTGCAACTGGAGCTGGTATTACTGGTTTAACTACTATTGTTAAGCCATTAAGAGGCGGTGCAGCAGCTTATCAGGCTACTAGAGGTGTAACTGCTCCTACCTTACAAGGCGGTTATGGTGCGCCTTTAGGAGTCGCTGTTGGCGGTTCTGCTGCTGATTTGCTAAAAGAAAGAGAACAAGTGCAGATGCAAGGATTACTAGGAATGTAATAGAAGCGCCTATAAGACCAAAATACTCATAGGATAATCTGCCTAAAAAGATTGAAATAGGCACAGTTAAATAAGATAATTGCATAAAGGAATTATAAATCATGGCAAAAACCAAAATCTCGGAATTTGATGTAAACCCAGACAACAATACTGACATCAATAACATCAATATTGCTGAAGGCTGTGCGCCTAGCGGTATTAACAATGCTATTCGTCAGATTATGGCTGACTTAAAAGCATTTCAGACAGGTGCAGATGGCGATTCAGGCACATTTGTAGGTGTTTATACTGACACTATTAGCGAGAAAACATCTGCTACTGGTGTAACAGTAGACGGAGTTTTGTTAAAAGACAATGGCATTACTGCTAGTGGCACGAATGTCCTAAGCGGAACTACAATCCCATCAAGCAAGACATTGGTAGTAACTACTGACATTGGCACTAGTGTTCAGGCTTATGATGCTGACACAGCCAAGACTGATGTAGCTCAGACATTTACAGCAGCACAAAGAGGAACTGTATCAGCTCTTACTGATGGTTCTAGCATTACTCCTGACTTTGCAGTAGCTAACAACTTCTCTGTTACTTTAGGTGGCAATAGAACTTTGGCTAACCCTACAAATATCACAGCAGGTCAGTCAGGTGTGATTGTGATTACTCAAGATGGTACAGGCTCTCGCACACTAGCTTATGGCTCTTACTTTAAGTTTCCTAGCGGAACAGCACCAACATTGACTACAACTGCAAGCGCAGTAGATGTCTTGGTATATTATGTAGAAAGTTCAACTCGCATTACTGCTCGCCTTGTAGCAGATGTTAAGTAAGGATATTTATGTCAGTTATTCAGAATAACTTACTACTAGCTGGTGATGATGCTTATAACCTTAATCGTTCACTAAGATTTAGGTCTAGTGCTAGTGCTTATTTAAGTAGAACTCTTACTACTCCGACAAACCAAAAGATTTGGACTTATTCAACTTGGTTAAAAAGAGGAACAATCAATACTGCTGATTGTTTATTTTCTAGCTCTGATAACTACAATGCCATTAGATTTGTTGATACAAATGGTGCTTTGATTATTTATGGTGATTCAGGCGGTTCAATGAATATTGAAACTGCATCACTATATCGTGACCCATCAGCTTGGTATCACATTGTTGTAGCCTTTGATTCAACTCAAGCAACATCATCAAATAGAGTAAAAATCTATGTAAATGGCTCACAAGTTACTAGCTTTACAACTGCTACTTACCCATCACTAAATGCTACTTATGGCTTTAATAGTGCTATTGCTCATGCTATTGGTCGTAGGCAAAGCACAAGCAACTGTTATTTAGATGGTTATTTGTCAGAACTTAACTTCATTGATGGTCAAGCCCTAACCCCATCATCATTCGGTGAAACCAATGCTCAAACAGGAGTATGGCAACCTAAAAAATATAGTGGTGCTTATGGCACTAATGGCTTCTATTTACCATTTACAGATAATTCTGCATTAACAAGTGGCTCAAATGCTGGTCTAGGTAAAGACTTCTCAGGCAATGGCAACTATTGGAATACTAACAATATCTCAATTACAAGTGGCTCTACTTATGATTCAATGACAGATGTGCCGACATTGACAAGTGCTACTGCTGCTAACTTTGCGGTAATTAACCCGCTATGGAAAGATAGTGGGGTTACAGTAGCTAATGGTAATCTAAGTGTTTCTGGCGGTAACTATGGTGGTTTTTCTACACTTACTATACCAACCAACTCTAAGTTTTATGCAGAATTTACTGTAACAACAACCGAAGGTAATCAAGGTGTTGGTATTTTAAAAGCTACAAATGCTTATAGTGGAGTTCTAAGTCAAGCAGATATGTTTGGTTCTAATTCTGTTACTTACTATTCTACAAATGGTAATAAATATGTATTAGGTGGCGGTTCAACTGCTTATGGCTCATCATGGGGAACTGTTGGTGATGTTATTGGTATTGCAGTTAATACTGTAGATAACCAAATTACATTCTATAAAAACAATACATCACAAGGCACAATTACAGGTCTTACTTCAGGAATTGAGTGGGTATTTGCAACAGGCAACCAAACTTCTGATGGTGGCGGTGCTTGGAACTTCGGTCAAAGACCATTTAGCTATACACCACCTACAGGCTTTGTAGCATTAAATACTTTTAACTTACCTACTCCTACTATTGGTGCAACAACTTCAACTCAAGCAAGCAAGTATATGGACATCAATCTATATACAGGAACAGGCTCGACATTATCAATAACTAATAGTGGCTTTCAACCTGACTTTACTTGGATTAAATCTAGAAGTAATGGCGGTCAATGGCATGCTTTATTTGACATCATTCGTGGAACTGACAATCGTTTATTTTCAAATACAACAGATGCTCAAGATACAACTGCCAATACATTAACTGCTTTTAATAGCAATGGCTTTACTCTTGGTTCACAAGCTGGTCAAAACAGTAGTGGTGGTTCTTATGTAGCATGGCAATGGAGAGCTAATGGAACTGGAGTATCCAATACTGCTGGTTCTATTACTTCTACAGTAAGTGCTAATACAAGTGCTGGATTTAGTATTGTAGGATGGACTTCAAATGGTTCTAACTCAATTAGCACTATGGGTCATGGATTAGGTGTAGCACCATCTATGATTATTCAACATAGAAGAAGTAGCACAGGTGGCACATGGTATGTTTACCATAAGAGTTTATCTGTTCCTACTGATAGATTTTTAAAATTAAATTCAAGTGATGGCGAGCAAAATCCTAGTAAAACTTTATGGAGTGTTAGCTCATCAACTTTTGGATTCTGGCAATCTGATATGTTAGGTAATGGCGATACAGCTATTGCCTATTGCTTTGCAGAAGTAGCTGGATACAGTAAATTTGGCTCATATACAGGTAATGGTTCTGCTGATGGTACTTTTGTGGCTTTACCATTTAAACCTAAGTTTGTGATGTATAAACGAACAGATAGCACAGGTGCATGGTTTATGAAAGATTCAACAAGAAGAAGTTATAACTTAAATAATCTTCATTTAGCTGCAAACGCATCTGATGCTGAATATACAGATAACAATGTGGCTATGGACTTCTTATCTAATGGATTTAAACTAAGAGGAACGGATACTATGGCTAATGCTTCAGGCGGAACTTATATTTACATGGCATTTGCCGAAGTGCCAGCTAAATTTAGCCTTGGTGTATAACAGAATTTACAGGAGAAATAGAAATGCCTTACAAAGTAAACAACAGAGTGCTACCTTTAGATGTAGCTTTTACATTAAATGAAATCCAGTATCCAAATAACTTTTTGCGATTGGCTACTGAATCTGAGAAAGAAGCTCTAGGCATTACTTGGGAAGCTGACCCAGTTCGTGCTTCAGATGTATTCTATTGGAATGGTGACATCAATCTTCCTAAAGCCCTAGAAGATAAAGAAGAAGTAGATGAAAATGGTCAGCCATTGTATGTAAAAGTATTAGACAAGACAGACCCTGAGAATCCAGTAATGGTAGACAGCGATAAGCGATTAGTGACTAAAGGTCTTAAATCTGTATTTATTGCCCAAGTTAAACAAACTGCTGGCTCAATCCTAGCTCAGACTGATTGGATGGTTACTCGTAAAGCTGATATTGGCACAGACATTCCTGCATCAGTAGTGGCTTATCGTGCATCAGTAAGAGCTAAGGCTGATGAATTAGAAGCTAGTATCTCTGCTGTAACTTCTGTAGAATCTCTAGCAAGCCTAGATTTAAGTTTTCCACAGGAGTGATTAAATGGAAGATAGTGGCATTGACTTATACAAATATGGCAAGCTAGTTGCTACTGTAGAGTCTTTAGAAAAGAAAGTAGACAAGCTAGAAGCTGGCATGGAAGAACTTCTAGAGCTTGCCAATAAAGGCAGGGGTGGGTTCTGGGCTGGCATGGCTGTAGTTAGTGCCATTTCTTCAATTATTGGATTTATAGCTCATTGGTGGGGTGCTAAGTGAAACAAGTATTATTTTCAATCATGCTAGGCTTACCCCTAGCATTTTTTTTGTCTAATGTAAAAGCAGAGCCTATTGTTACAGAATCTACTGCTAAGACAAAGGTAGAGTCTCCGCCACCTTCTGCTATTTCTCCTAACATTACATCCATCAATAACAAGATGTGTTCTAGTGGTGTAGCTGCTGCTGTTCAGACTCAAATCTTTGGTATTTCTATGGGTACGACAGTTAGAGATGCTAACTGTGAGATGCTTCTAAAGGCTGAGTCTTTATTCAATATGCAGATGAAAACTGCTGCTGTATCTGTAATGTGCCAAGACTCTGCTTTATGGTGGGGTATGTGGGATGCAGGTACATACTGTCCAGTAGAAGGAAAAGTAGGGATTGAAGCTAAGAACTATTGGCTTGCTAATCCTAATATGATTCCTGACAGACCTAAAATCAAATGAGATGGATTATTGCCTTTCTAGCCTGTATTGGCATAGCACAGGCACAAATTATTCAGCATCAAATATCAGATGATAGTTTCGCCCATATTCCTCTACAGTTTCCTTTTCCTCTCTATGGTCGCATCTTTACTGATTCTTATATGTTCAGTAATGGCGTTGTGGGATTTGGCTCTGTAAATAACCATTGGTGTTGTTCTGGATTTGACTTAACTAGAAGTCAAGGCTATCAGTTTAATTACTCGATTATGCCTTTGCAGACTGACCTAATTAACTATGGGTCAGGCAGATTCCTAACTGAAGGAACTCCACAGTATCAGCGTTATTACTGGGAGAATATCTCAGAATATGGTGCGCCTAATAATCTAAATACTTTTGGTGTTGAGATTAGACCTAGTGGCTACATTGGTATGCACTATAACCAAGTCAATATTAGCACTTGGAGACCAGTTACCATTGGTGTAACAGGAGATACAGCGCTTGGTGAGTTTTCCCAGATTTATCATGGAAATGGATTTTCACAGGGAAATTTCAACCATATCATAGACTCAACAGGTAATATCTGCGCCAGTAATCCGTTAGCAAGTCCAACCTGCGCTGGATACCAAGAGGCATACCTAGCTCAACAATGCTCTATAAGCTCTTTATACAGCCCTAGTTGCCCTAATTATGCTCAGGCATACCACGACCAGCAATGTAGTTTAAATCCTCTCTATGACAGGAATTGCACAGGCTATGCAGAAGCCTATGCTTTAGCCAATGTTGTTGCGCCTAGTGTTCCAGTAATACAAACTACAGGCTCAGTAGAAACCCCTATAGTTTCAGACCCAGTAGTAAACCAAGTAATTTCTACTCCTTCTGCTACAAGCCAAACTAGTCCTACTAGTGTAGTTGCTAGACAAAACACAGCTAGTCAGACAACTAGTCAGGTAGCTACCCAACCAGAGAAGAAAGAAGAAAAAAAGGATGAGCCAAAAGCTCAACCAAAGATACAGCCAAAAACTGCAAAGAGTGAAGTAGCCAAGGATTCTGCTCCTGTTGTTGTTGATAGACCAATGGCTCAACCAGTTCAAATATTGGACTTAATGTTTGTAAAAATGGTTACTAAGCCAATTAAAGACAATGGCAAGGCATATTACTTTTTAACTAAAAACAGTCAAATTAAGCATGAGGAGATGGTAGATGAGCAGTATCGAAAAAGAGATTAGTGTAGCTGGCTTTAGCTTTAAGCTAACTAGCAAGCTAATGGTTATGGTGGTTTCAATAGCTCCAGTAGTAGGCGGTGCTTTCTGGGGTGCTTTTGAGTTCTATAACGACTATATGAGTATGCGTTCTGCTATCAAGAACTATGTATCTCCTGACTTTACTGAATATGACAAGAAGTTAGCTTTGATGGAAGAATCAACTAACAAAGTCAATGACTACACAAGAGACATCAAGAACGACATCAAGAATGATGTTCGCAGACTTGAGAAAGTCGTAGAGCAAGTAGAACGAGATGGCAAACAGTTATCTAGAGAAGTAGACAAAGACTTACGAGAGATGCGTAAAGAAGTAGATAACAAGATTAAACGAGCTTTAGATAACCCATTAGCAAACAAGGACTGATTATGCTTACAATTCTATCAACAGTAGTTTCATTTTTAATGGGCGGTGTGCCTAAATTATTAGACATCTGGCAAGATAAATCTGACAAGAAGCATGAGCTTGAATTAGCTCGTATGCAGACTGAAAGAGAAATGCAGATGATGGAGAGAGGTTATGCAGCTCAAGCTAAAATTGAAGAAATTAGAACAGACCAAATCGCAATACAGTCAGAGGCTCAAACTCACATGGCACTTCTTCAGCATGATATTGAATCAGCTAAAGGAGCTTCTTTATGGGTTATCAATGCAAGGGCTATGGTTCGTCCTGCTATTACTTATGGTATGTTTGCTCTGCTTGTATTTGTTGATATTTTCGGCTTTTTATATGCTTTTAAAACTGGTGTTGCTTTTGATACAGCGTTAAATTTATTATGGGATGATGATTCTCAGCAAATATTTGCTAGTATTATTGCTTTCTATTTTGGCGGTCAGGCATTTAAAAAATGAATGTAAGTGATAAATGTTTAGAGTTAATCCGCCATCATGAGGGGGTCAGGACTAAGCCATATCAATGCCCAGCATTGCTTTGGTCTGTAGGAGTCGGTCATTTAATTGACCCAAATCATGTTAAAGTTCCATTAGCTGAAAGAAAGGCTTTACCTATTCCTGATGGCTGGAACAGAACTCTATCAATGGATGAAGTCAATGAAATACTTAAAAAAGACCTTGCTCGCTTTGTATCTGGGGTGGTTAGACTTTGCCCTGCTACTGTTAATAATCAGAGCCATCTAGACGCTTTAACTTCCTTCTCTTTCAATGTCGGACTAGGAAATCTGCAAAGAAGCCAAGTAAGAATGAAATACAATCGTGGAGATTATGAAGGCGCTATGGATGAGCTTTTGACATGGAATAAAGCTGGTGGTAAAGTCCTCAAGGGATTAGATAACCGAAGAAAAGACGAGAAAGCCTTATTTTTGTCATAATTAACTAGGATACTAGGCAGATGAAATTAGTTACTCCACAAACTGTTCAAGCGGTCTACGAGATGTTAATTCAACTGCCACCTTTTAATCGGTGGAATCTACCACCATCTAAACAAGTAGGGTTTGAGGTACATAAAGACCCTACCTGCTTGGGTGAATACGAGCCAGAACCCCATGTCATTAGAATCTCTGAGGCTAAGAATGGGCATCTGGATACTGTTGTTAAAACTGTAGCCCATGAAATTATTCATATGAGGCTATACCTAAAGGGCAGTAAGTCTTGGGATAAGCATGATGCTAGTTTCAATGAGTTATCTCATAAGATTGCAGTCCAATTAGGATTTGACCCCAAGGAATTGTAATGGCGATTGAGACTTGTTCTGAAGAAAAGTTTATTTCATTATTTAATGAATTAGGTTCTCCACAAGCAGTAGCTAATACTTTAGGCATCAATGTCAGGAATGTCTATAAAAGAAGGAATAATCTTCTTAAAAAAGGTATTGTTCTGCAAACTACTAATTACAGTCGTTGCACCATTGAGTTTAATCAAGAGCTAGTTAGACAAAAGATGCAACAGCGACTAGAGGCTACTCGCCATTCAGTCCGCAGAGGAATCACAATGGAGAAGGGCAGAATCCTAGTATTCTCAGATGCTCACTTCTACCCAGATGATGAAACTACTGCTTTCAGAGCATTGCTAGAGTGCATCAAAGAATTTAAGCCTGAAGTCATTGTGTGTAACGGAGATGCCTTTGATGGCGCATCTATTAGCCGACATCCTAGAATTGGATGGGATTCTAAGCCTACAGTCAAACAAGAGCTAGAAGCTGTTACAGACCATATGAACCAGATTGAGTCTGCATCTACTTTTAAATCTAATCTTATCTGGACTCTAGGTAACCACGATTCTCGCTTTGAGACATTCCTAGCTGCCAATGCTCCTCAATATGAAGGAGTGCAAGGCTTTTGTCTAAAAGACTTCTTCCCTACTTGGCAACCATGCTGGTCTTACTGGGTTAATGACCATACAGTTATCAAGCATATGTGGAAGGGTGGATTCTCAGCAGGTAGAGCAAATGCCTTAAATTCTGGTGTCAATATGATTACTGGTCACACTCACAATATGGCAGTTCAGCCTATTACAGATTACAAAGGCACTCGCTATGGTGTGCAAACAGGTATGCTTGCTAATCCTGATGGTGAACAATTTGTAGACTATACCCAAGATGGCTGTAAAGATTGGCGGTCTGGTTTTGCTATGCTAACCATTGATAGAGGTCAATTGCTGATGCCTGAGCTTATCCAAGTATGGGATGAGGAAAAAGGTGAAGTTCAGTTCAGAGGTAAGATTTGGAATGTCTAGGTAAAAACCCTAATAACACCTACAAAATAGATAAGAACTGCTACAAGCTCTACAATCAACAAAGCATAGTCTCTGTATATGTAGCCTTGGACTGTCCATAAAAAACTGCCTATAAGCCCAAATAACAAGTTTAAAGGGTATATATTTAGGCTAGTCAGGGCTATACCTATGAGACAAAGTATAGTTCCTGACCATCTAATCATTTTTGCTTGGCTAAAAACTCAGCCATAGTTTGTCTAATAGCTTCTCTTACTACTGCTAATTCATCTTCTGATAGTGTGAAGTCAGGATTTAGTGTCATTTCTTCTTTGCTTTCTTTACTATAGTTTCTTTATAAACCTGCATAAGATTAGAAAATCTTTCATCAAGTTTGCTCTCAATGTCTTTCATAATGTCGTATGCAGACCACAATGCTCCAGACTCATCTTCAATAAGTCTTTCAGCGCAGATGTAAATTATAGAACGACAACTATTTAGCTTGGTAGTCAATTCATCAATTTTATTGATTTCATCCCAAAAAATATTTCTATAGACTTCTTCAAGTTCTATAACTCCTTCATATTTAAGACCTAAATTATCTCCGCATTTTTTGCAGATTAAAACATTGTTCATTTCTCACTCGCTTTCTTTATTTAGCAACTACAAATATTCCTGTTGCAAACATATAAATCGTAAATGCAACTCCAAGCATGAACCACATAAAAAAACTATCTTTCATTTCTCTCTCTCTTTCTTTAGCTTTTGTTCAGAAGCATATCTACTATGCAACTGAAAAGAACAAATACCATATACGACCCATCCGATTATTTCTAAAATATCGTATTGGCTCATTTATCACTCGCTTTCTTTAGTGCATCTTCAAGGATTCTTTTATACCTTGGCACCTCTGTAATCTTTAAATAGTTTTCAGCTAATTCTCTAGGTATAACAACATCCTCATCACTCAACTCTCTTGGTGATTGCCATAGAACATCTTTAACGCTGTGTTCATCATCAATCAAGGTAATAGCAATGATTTTTCCATCAACATCTCTAACAGTTGCAACATCCAAATTAGGTGCTGTGTAGAGTGGGATTGGACATACATCTGACTCAGCAAAACTTAAACAGAATTTTCCATCAGTCCATGCAACAGGTTTCATCTAAATAAACTCCTTAAAAGTATCTCTGCTTGAATCACAGCTATTCTGTGTTGTTTTTTTACAACAAAACTACCATTAGGCATCTTTGCTTCCAAAAGTTCTTTAAGTCTATCTGCCAAGTCTGGTGGGTAAACTATCATGGAGCAAGCCTCTTGCAAGAGTAGGCAAAGTCACCGATTCTGAACGCATACATTACTGCACAATCTTTAGCAATGATGGCATAACTGAAATAACCACCAACAATATGCCCAAGCATGAAAACAACCAGTAGAGTGATGGCAGAAAATTTAATTTTTTCGTAAAACCTTTTGAGCATTTGCAATTCCTTCCTTGGATACAGTCTTGATTACAAGTCATATTAAATTTCAGCTATTGGGTTAAAAAGCCAAGAAGCAGCTTCATCTGGTCTTGGTGTGAACTTATATGATTTCTTAATTGGTTCTCTTGCTTTTGGCTTTAATAATCTTGATGGCTTAACAACATCTGGAAAGTCCCCTGTCATATAGTGAACTGTGTAAGCTCCAATGTTATTTGTGCCATATCTAGCAATGTGTATCTTCTTTTTAATTCGTAACTCTGTAATGTATTTAGATACAGACTTTGGACTCATGTTTACAGCATCAGCCATTTGATGCACATTCATTGGCTCTTTTTGCATACGCAATAAAAGATAAGTAATTCTTTTTTCTTTTTGTTCGTCAATCTTTCTCATATTAAACCTTTCAAAACTGGGCTACTCGCTGCGTCTGGTCGGCTAAGTAGTCTCAACCCAAATACCCAGCATCCGCTTTCGCCCATTGTTATATTACATCAGAATGGCACATCTTGGTCTAATTCTGCTGCTGGAGTTGCTGTAGGATTCTGACCTACTTCTCGCTTCTCTAAGTCAGCAAAATAAATCCATCCGTCAAAAGGAACAGGTAGAGATTCAATCTTTAGCATCTCTCCTTTACCAGTTTCCAATAAAACACCTACATTGACATAGCGAGTCTTTTCTTCACCTTGCTTGTTTGTGTAAGTACCTGCTTTAGCTTTTAGTTGCTTCTTAACTGCCATTTTTTAAACCTTTCAATTTATTTACTGTTTCGTCTACTTCTTGTAAGAAAGCAGACACTTCTTTCTCAAGATTTGCAATGTATTCATCATCTCGTTCAACACGAACAATGAACAACTGTAAATCTTCAGGAAGCCTTGGGTCAAATGAAACGAAATCACACCACTTGCGACCTGTTACAGCCATTTGCGTTTGCATTTGAGGAATATATTTACTGGGAGCTTTACCACTAAGCAAAGTATCAATATGAGTCTTAGAATTAGGACACTTAATTTCAATAAGACCGCTATCACCAACAAGCCCATCAGGAGAGCAACCCAGATTAGCAATACTAGGGTGGTCAATGAAACCTTCTTCATCCACGAGATTATTTGTTTGCGCTTCATAAGCCATCCTTGCTTGAGGTTCTGTTTCTGTTCCCCATTGCATTGCTTCATTTTGATAAAACTCAGCCTGTTGTCCTGTTAATCGTTCTACAACTAGGTCTGATAGATAGTTAGCTCTTGATGCGCTAACACCTGTTTTAGTCTTTGCTAATACATCAGCTACTTTGCTGGCAGTTACTTTGCCAAGTCTAGCTTTGAACCATTCTTCTGTTCTTTGTTCCATTATCTATCTCCTAACCAAAGGAGTAGTGCTACTAACACTACCCCAGCCAATAAACCCAATATGAGAACAAATGGGACTATCATTTTAACTCATTCATCTCTTTTAAAACAAGAGCTAATTTTGTAGAGTATTCGCCACACTTCTTGGCACATTGCTCTGCTGTAGACCACTCACCTTTAAGGCAGTAGTTGTGTAGCATTTTTACTTCTGCCATTAGGTCAATCCATACTCCAGAGTAGTCTTTATCGTAATCAATCATTGCTCATTTCTCCATGCTAAGTGTTTGTAAGTCTGCCATTTTTCCTGAAATCTTTTATCTTCACTAGGTGGAGTCCAGCCTAGTTTCTTCAATGTTTCAACAATATTTGTTTTTGCTGCTGGAACATAGGGTTTATCAATATTATCTAAGTGGTTCATGCTTCCCTCGCTTTCATCATTGCATCTGCTATTTCATAAGACATTTCGGAAAGAATTTGTATGTCTAAATTCCAATCTAATCCTTGTCCTTCAATTTTTCCTCTATCACAAACTAATCCTTCCATAGCTTTAGCAGCAAAGTAATCTCTTAAATCCATGCCACCATGAGGAACTGGATTAAGAACATTAGGGTCATCACTATTTAATCTTTCTTGCCAAGGAAATGCTTTCATGACAACTCCTTCTTCTTCAATTCTTTGGCATCATTGATTAACTTCAATGCTTCTTTGTCTTTGCTTGCTACTTTGTAAGCCTGTGCAAATGCTTTCTTTAACTGTTCCATATCTGTGCATAGACCAATTGCTTCTACCAATGCAGTAGCATCTACTGGCTCTGGGTCATCTTGTGGCAAGTCCTCACCTGCATAGATATATAAACCGATACCATGTAATGCAATAGCTTTGGCTAGGCATCTTTGCATAGCTGTATTAACTGCAAAAGCATCTGGGTTAGGAATGGCTTTATTGCGGTAATCCATAACAGGCAATTGAGCTGTCATAGACTTACCAAAAGCATTGACTGTGCAAAATACCATTACAGTCTCACCAAACAATACTGGCTGACCATAAGACCAAGTAGCCATTGGGTCTTGCTGCAACAACTGGTCACAAGCCCAAGCCCATGACAAATAACTAAGACCATTCTTTTTTTCAATCTTGCTAGAAACATCTATCTTTCTTAGTTCTGAATATTTACTCATTTACTTCTCCTTAAAAACCTATTTAAAAAACTGCGCCAACAAAAATATAAAGCTAAAGACTTACACAATCCTGACATCCGTAGTCTGCGGTATTTAGTAATCATCTTTCATCCCAAGGTGTTCTGCTGTCAATTTCATAGTTAGCTCTGTCAATTGCATAACCTTCCATGACTTCTACTGTGTGATTCCAGACCCATCT